GCACAGCCTTCTGCAACTCCCTAGTAACACGACGAAATACGTCGGTTACCAGAGGAGCACATTAAGCTCCCCAGAAGAACGCGCATTATACGCGCACTTCACCCACTCAGCAATTAAGCCGAGCGAGCCCACCTGACTTTTGTGAGGACGATGTCAGGACGCCCGGAGAAATGCAAGTGCTCCCTGTCAGCGAATGGCTTATCGCCGCGTTTAAGGAAGTACTTGAGCAGGGATCCCTCTCCCGAAGCCTGTGAAGGCCGTGGTTTGGAATACACAACATACCCCTTAACCTGAGGGTTATGCGTGTCAGGACTCAGCCTCTCGGTGTCGAAACCGAGATACGAAATCCTGCCCAGCACAGGTGAATCTGGACCTACGTAAGGGTATCTCCCCCCCAAAAGAGGGTTGATCCCAGCGTCAAGCCAGAAAGCCGTTTGCCAAAGGCCCGCCTCGTACAGGCGGTTTCTCAGGCTCACGACGGCAATCACCTCGCGTGTCTCCTTCCGTGAGGAAGGGAGCAGATGACGAACACGTGTGATGGACACATCACGCCCGTCATAATACTCCTTTCCGCAAGACTCTCGGAACTTTCCGGTCCCGAAACTCTTGTCTATGTTGACCTTGAGACTAAAATCCTCAAGGGCTGAGATCACGGACGACATGCAGTCTGTAGGGATGATTATATCATCCCCATAGACGCGCACCTTGCCAGAGAAGGAAGTTAATTCCTCTCTGGACAACTGGCGTTTGAGCGCTCGCTGAATACCGATAAAAGTGATGATCGTAAAGACCATTGCCTCAATCGGAAAGCAGAGCGCTGAACCCATCGACGCGAACTTGGCAAGGCGTATAACGCCATAGCCAGGTACATCAGCCTTCCGACTTCTACTGGCATCCACCGCCTCAGAGAGGTTAGGAAAATGCTTAAGGAGAAGTCGTACATGCTGGTTGGAAACACGATCGGAAGCCTCGCTAAGGTCGAGAGTCGCAAGACTCTGATCTCGGCTAGACAATTCCGCCATGAGCTGATTAGGCTCCTGCCGGGTAAATCCGACCATGCCAGAGACAGTTTGATCCGTCTCCAGGCATTTCACGAGGGACTCCGCCACGGCCTGTTGTGTATATTGCATGCACGTGGGCTCGATTGCGATCACTCGTGGTGTTTTCAGCGTCTTTGGGACAAGTATGACCCTGACGGGTCTCTCGTCCCTGGGTTCGAGGAAGTCGGTGCTAGCCAGGAGGTAATTAAACCTCCAGTTTGGCATACAGTATTCCCCGTAGGGGAACGCCATTTCCAAACGCCGGGTCCATTCGCTTTGGTCGAACTTACGGTTACCCGTGAGCCGATCAGCAGTGGATCCTGGGCCGTGCTTGGGAACGAGCTCCAGGTCGAAGACCTTTCGATCAACGTTCGCAAGTACGTCACCAAAGAGAAGCAGGGTCAGTCTCGAGAACTCTTGTATGAGTTCCTGGGACAGAGTACGATCCCCGCTTCTGACTTCCTTCTCACACTCGATGTAGCCGCGAAGAGCCTTCCGCTCTCGTGCATCACTGCACCTAACGGAAATCTTGCCGAACATCAGCGTTAGCTGACGTATGGCATAGATGGAATCTCCGCACGGCGAATCGAGCAAACGACCAGTACCACGATCGAACACACGATCAAGGAAACCCCCGAGAAATCGAGGGAGACCGCCTCCAAAGGTAAAACCCTGGAAGAGGTCGTGATCCACCCGCCCTCGGTCGAGACTTTTTTCGAAGTCTTTACCGAAGGCTGGGAGAGTGATTGTCAGAAACGACAATCCTTCGTGTTCGAATCGACTCGTGACTGTTTTGAAGTCACGAGCGGTGCTCACATGACACAGCACACCGAGTTCTCTCGATGTGATCATCCAGAGCTCTGTCAGGCTTTTCACCGTGTCCTCCTAATAGAGGTATTCGGTTCCTGCCTGCAGCTCGGGGATAAGGCGCGAGAACGCAAGCGACCAGAAGATAAGCAGAAGCAAGGCAAATGCAAGCCATGCCAGGCTGATTAAAACCAGCCAGACAAGAAGTTTGCACAAACCCGAACCTCTCCACACCTACTGGCCGCCGTTAGTTCTCTCCGCCCAGCAGCTTCGTGACATTCGCGCCAGTCGAGATTGTGAGCCAGGCGACAAGCCCGTCCACAATCTGCTTGGCCTCTGCAACGGTGTATCCGACCTTGGGTACATCGAACACCATGTAGGCGCTCATACTGTATTCCAAGTTCTGAGACGTCAGCAGAGGGTCGGCGGCAACCTTTCGATGCGTCAAACGCACCGTCCGGCGAGTCCGCTTTCCGTAAGAATGAGCCACGTCGAGAGTGACGGCCCCGTCGTTCGTCTTGAACGAACCGGTATTCACGCCTGAAGAGACGCGAGCCGGTGCGACGGTCCCGATAACGGGAATGACCACACTCTGCGGGTCTGCAAGAGCCACAGGAAAGCTCCTTTCGTTGGGTTGAGAAGACCCTGCTTGGATAGCAGGACTTCAACAGGGAGGCCAGTCTATTGACTAGTCCTCTTGCCCCGGGACAATCCCAGAGCCGCAAGGATCGCTAACTGCCGATTTGACAAATCGACATCATCGATCCCGAATCCGTAAGGATTTGCGCGGACTCTCTGTTTCCACTCAGAGACGACAAGTCGCTGAGAGTGACCAGAGTGTGTCCCGAAGCCATCCACGAAGGAAAAGCCTCCGGACACATGCTCAGAGACACGATGGTGTCTCATTGCATACCCGTACTGCATCACCAAACCGTCGACACCCATGAGGGAGATGTTATGAATCACATCTCCTGCATTGGTAAACCAGTCGACGGCCCACGACCACGGGGCTAAGTTCCACACGAGCTCCGGAGTAATCCGGGTCCCGAACAAGTGGTTAGCCAGTGCCTCGTACCGCAGGAGACGGCCATAAAAGCCGTCATCGATTGGTACGTGGTACTTGAACGCACCAGAGAACCAGAGATTTGTGTCTTCCTTGCGGGAGACCGTTGTCCCTGACTCTGCTATGTTCTGGCCGAACCATCTACCAGTACCTGTGAAGATACTTGTAGATGAAACGCCCTGTGGAGTATACCGACGTCGGATCTTACGATCCGAATCTCTGACGTACTGATCAATGAGCTGTCGCGAGTTCCTCACGGATCTCGCGAAGTCCTGAAGGTCAGACACCAGAGGCAGCCACCCGAACTCGACGTTCAGGTATTCACCACCTGCCCTTCTGGCATTGGTGGTGGAGTCCTTTAAGGAGCTGCCAGGAAGAGTCGGTAACCCGTCTCTACGCAATTCGCCGACGGCGGTTGCGAGTGACGCGTTGGGGTTGGTTGGAAGCACTCTTGCGATTGCTGACGTTCCGAAGGCGTTCATCACGCTTCCGGAACCTGCAGTCGCAGGACTCAAGCCCAGGGTATAACCCGAGACTTGTGAGAGACCTATAGTGCCACGCGTGAACGCAGCGCTAATAGTGGCCGTCTCAATGTGCTGGTCCGAGACTCTATGAAGAGCCATGGGACCACCAACGTCCGTGTCGGAGCTGAGCGGAGGAGGCCATACCCCAGTATGACACTGGGATATGATATCCTCCGTTAACGAGCTGTAAAACAGCTTGTCTGCTCCCCATGACGCACCACCAGATGTCCGCGACTGATAAGTCCCGGCTACGGAAGTGTAATCCCTGATTTTCTTCTCAGGGAGATAGCTTCCCATCTGGCACCCCTACTAGTGGACGGATCCCCCTGATAGTCAAGGGGGGTGTTTTACAGTGCTATGTGAGCACCGTGTGCTGGGAGCCTAACGGCTCCCA